CCCTCAACCTTGCGATCAGACTTTTCCACATACTGTGTTTTGGGTCCCTTGCCGGGAAAACCAACTGAAGTAGAAAAGTTCATCGCATTCACACCGACAACTCCATCCATGCCCGCAAGGTTAGCATCATCACTAATCTTTCCGATCTTGGCCAACTCCTCCTCAGGAATTGTGGCCAAACGCGTTTCATAGTCAATCACAGCCTTTTGCAACAAGGCAGAATCGAATTCGGTGGCAGTGTCAACTTTGCCTTCCATATCGACAACCTTGTGCCTTCGAGCATCCATCTGCTTGGGCTTATCATGAATCTTTTCAATATTCATAATTTCCGAAACAGCTGACGAAATCACAGAAGTGACAACTGCGCTCTTGCGTGCAACTCCACTAGACATATTGTGGCCTCCATGAATACGGATCTTGGCATTGTTTTCCAAGTCCCTTGTTGGGCATTTGTCATGAGGACTAGTCAAAGGTCCAAACTCTATCCCCATACAATTGGTCTGCAAAGGAGTGGCAGAATGAGAAACCAGAATACCTGGTCTCTTCGAAAGAGAATCAATAGCTTGGTACAGCTGCTTGCGAGTCAATACTCCAGCTGCACCATGCAATCCTCTTCCTCCCAAATGATGTCCAGCAATAAATGGCATGCCATCAACTTGTCCAACCAAAGTTGCCATGCACAAACCACCAAAGGTTTCCTCAGGGAAGCTGTATTTGTATCCCTGAAACAAACCTCCAGCGGTTGTAGCTACCAGTGACCTGATAGCAGTCATATTCGGATACCGAACCAATTGACCATCATTGTTGTAAATAGTGAAAGCTGTTACCTTCTTCCCCTCATCAATGTCTTTAGGGTAATATTCAACAATGTCCCGATGCAAACCTGCACCAGGGCAGTACCAAACTGCAAAATCGGTTCCAGGAATCCTAATCGCAACTTTATCATCCAATGGCATTTTCTCAAAAGTGTGTCCTCCGACTTTCATCAGAGTAACATACTCAGTATGAGACGTAACCATGTGGTTGGGCAGCAGCAAAACGTTGCTCTTCAATGGCACAACGTTGCAAAATTCACCAGTTGGTTTTTGCACAGTCATCAACCTGTTTCCAATCAACGTGGTGAAATTTTCGCATGAGATAGTGCGAGACTTTTCACTCACACCAGCATCTCCAATCAAGTACTGGCGTTCCCGAGCATGGGAGTCCCAAAACTCAGTTTCGTTCTGCCATGGCTTAGCATCTGGTTTCAAAGTGATGGGAGCTGAAGCTTGGGGAGTGGGTAATGTCTTCCACTTCCTAGCCAGCTCAACCAAAATCTTCCAAATTCCAAGCGACATCAAGAAGTACATAATTCTCAACTTCGCACTCCAGCTCATTTCACGAATGAACTTG